GCATGTTTCAATGAATAATTTATAATCCTTGTAGTAATAATACTGCTAATATCAGCTCTGTAATCATCTCCGGTACCTACAGCATTGTTTAATGCTCCTACAACATATGATTCATTAGTATTAGTCAATATATCTTGAGGAGAAATAATTTTATCCATCTTGTTATTAATGAACATAGTAAACATACTAGAGAACTCAGCTCCAACAGAACCCTCACCAATCATTTGGATTAATGGCAATTGCTCTTCAAACTTTTCAATAGAACTAATAGCATTAAAGAAAGTAGTAATAGCTCTTGGATTAACTCTTTGAGTAACTACCTCCGGATTCATCAACATAAAATTGATACATCTACCATCAATACCAACTTGTTCTGCCCACTTAGCCCATACATTGATATCAAATTTAACCTCAACTGAGATAAATCTGGTCTTTTGAGCAACATCTAATGCAGTTACATTATAGTCACCATTATCAGGATTTGAAGTCAATACAATATGCCAGTTCTTTGGTAATGACCATGAAATATATTCTTGCTGGTCAATTAATTCCATTGTTGCTTGCATAAAGCGGTGCATTATGTTATCCTACAGGCTCTTTATCCTGTAGTTCTGTGTCTTTATTATTAGATTATACACACAGTTCAGACTATATCATCACATATTTCTATGTGTTCTGCGCTCTTGGTATTTTACTGCCTGTTCTAGGCTCCATATACTAGTCGTTGCACCTTCCTTACATCCCTATAAGGCTTGGCTCAGGATTGTCCATCTCTGGAGTTTCCCTGAATTCACAGAATTTATTGCGGACCAACCACTTTATGCTTTTTTCCATCTATAACCACCGGCAGTTAAGTCTTTAGATATTGCTCTATTAATATTAGAGATACCAAGTACTTCACTTGCTGTTTTTATAGACTCCCATTCTCTGATAAAAATATTATCATCCGTATATTGTAATACTGGTTGTAACTTATATTTTTTATCTCTAGTAAAAACTAGATCAACTTTATTATAAGACCAAACAAATCCACCTGCAGAAGTAGTTTTGAATTCACAAACTGTTTTTATACCATTAACACTCTTAGCATTAATAGATTTAGCAGCATCTGTAAGAGATTCAAAACTTTCTAAATATTCACCATTATCAAGTGAATACTTATGTACTGCTCTAAGATTATGTGGTTTTAAACCATTTGCGTATGCTTTTTTCTTAGCTTCACTTATCCTTTGTTTATAAATATCATCTCTAACTAGAGTTTGTGGATCTAGTATATGATTTATATAAGGACTAATTGTGTTAATATAATAAACTTCTCTTTCAATTAAAATATCATCACTGCATTCTTCTACAATATTAAAGTAAATTTCATTTTTACCATATTTATTATATAAGTTTTGCATTGTTCTATTATGATGCTTTAAATTTTCAAGAGACCACAAATGATGTTTTAACCTGTGACCAATATTACAAGAGCTACCAATGTACTCTTTATCAGTAATTTTAATTTTATAGATTCCTACACACTTTAATGCTATCTTAAGTGTTTGCATGTTTAATTTTTCCATATCATAAAGATAATCAAATTATTCACACTAACACAATTAGACTGCATATTTTGTTAATCCGCACGTGTATAATCATCTAAGATTAAGAAACCACCTTCACCTTTACCTTGTATCCACTCTGGTGCAGCATGAGACATTCTACTGTTACTTGTTGGTCTATATCTGTTCTTGATATAAGTTTCCATCAAGCTTTCTTGAACCCATTTAACAACACCATCTTCTCTTACCATCTCAAACTCTTTGAATGGAAAACCAATCAAATCACCTAACTCTTCAATCTGTGAAAGATTTAACTTAATAATATCCATACCTAACTCAGTCGCTAATTGCTTAACAGCTGAAGTCTTACCAAGACCAGCATCACCCTCTACATTAATAGCAACAGGTACTTTACCTTCAGCTTGGATATATTGATTATTATTAACAATGTGTTTTAAAAACCCTTTTAACTCTTCTACGTTTAATTGAACTTGACTCATCTTTTTTAATTTTTTAAATTTCTAACTTGATAACCTTTCCTGGTAGGTCATTATTCATGTGGGATTGTTCAGACAGCACCCATAAAACAGGAGCTTTTGGTTTTACACTTGTATAACATTCACCATCAGTGAAGTATACCAAGCTAGTAAACTTTCTTATATTCTCATTATAATACTCAAGGACGGGATCAAACTCAGTCCCACCTCTACCATATATATTAATCTCATTTTTACCTTTATACGGTTCTATACTTTTAATAGCCGTATCACACTGAACTATAGTAATGTCAACACCTTGTTTATAAATATGGTGTATCTCATTCATAAATTCATGTAACTCCTTATCACACACTGAACCAGAGGTATCTATTGCCAACAACATATGTTGTTTCATTTTAATCTTTAGACCAGGATTCTCAGAATATCTTCTATTCTCTTTTCTCCTTATCTTTTTAGTATACACTTTAGATGATACACCAGTAAATCTTCTGATATAACCTTTCCAATCAAACTTAGGTGGAGTGATTGCTTCCATTTCAAGTAGTCCCTCAATTTCTCCAGGAACATTACCTCTTTTCTTTTCAGTCATCTCTTTAGCATCATTGAGAATCTTATTCAATTGTTTCTCAATTAGCTTATGTTCAGCTTCAGTCATGTCTTCAAAGTCAGACCAAGTTGGGTGATCAGAGTCCATATCTTCTCCTGAATCCATTTGATCACATACTTTATCAAAGTTTTCATCACCACTTGTACCGTTTTCACCACCTTTATCTTTTTTCTCCTTAGCTTGTTGTAGTTTCTCATAATAATATCTACAACCAGCTTTTCTATCTAAGTTCAAATCAGGATAATCATCAATATTAACACCACCTTCAGGTAGAAGATGACTTAGTATGTATTGATTAATCTCCATATCCATTGCAATATTGGCTAATTTCTTATCACTGAATTTAAAATACATTGTAAGATGACCAAATGCAATATGCAATAACTCATGTTTAAGTAGACCATGTCTATGATCTTCACTTAAACCTTCCCAGAAATTTTCATTAATAGTAAGCTGATAATTAATATTATGCTTACTAACACCAGCAGTAGGGACTCTTTTATTATCCCATACCTTATTTAACATTATCAAGAAGAAACCATAATATGGCTCAGATAACATTAAGTTTTTACTGGTTTTTGCTAAACTATCTTCTCTATTAATCATTCTTTAATGTTATTAAATAGTTCAATTTATCTACTGGATAACCCCAGTTCTTCATACTTTTCTTTAGTGTTTCAACATGTAATTGTAAAAACGTATCTAACACTTCAGGTTCAGCTTTTAAATCAAGTAATGTCATTAAAACATTATTGATTGTAGGTTTATATTCACCATGTACATCTAATTCTCTTATAGCTTTCATTGCATTAGGTGCATGCTCAGTCCAGTAATCATTTGTATGAGTACTTTCTGCATATATTAAAACCAACCACGGTAATGATTTCTCAATATTGCAGTTATTTATTATTTCATTTGCAACTAAGTGATTACTTTGATCCTTTGATGCAAACATATCCATTACACTTTTTACACTCTCTCTATTCAGTACTACTTTTTCCATCAGTCTTCTATTTTAAACCTGCTTTGTTATAAAAATATTTAGCTACATCAGGTATGTGTTTCTTGTAATAAGGTTGGTTATCTTTGCACCAGTCTTTTACTTCTTGTTTAGTTTTAAATGGTTTCATCCATGAACCATTATTCATAATCATATTAAATGTTGGTTCTAGTTCATTAATAAATGCTTGAACTGTCCAACCTTCCCATACATGTTTGTTATTTTCCATTAGTCTTCTATTTTTAATGTTTTTATTGCCCATTCTTTAGGTTTACCACTGGCAATCATGTCAACCCATTCCTTTGCTGTAGGAATATATCCATTACAATCCTCTTTTACATGTTGTTCTCCAACATATCTTGTATATACAGTTTTACCATCTGAGTTTATAAATGATTTGCCAAATATTTTTTCACATTCAAATATACCTTCACTATGATGTCTAAACATTCTATGTTTACTATGTCCAATCCACGCTTTGGTTTCATCAAACCACTCATGAATATGCTGATAATCAAACAATTCACCTCCCCATTTTCTTACAGAGGACTTAGCATGCTCTAAAGGATGTGCCATATTACTCTTAATTTAATATTTAAAATATATACCGTATTGTATTCCAAGGTATCATATCTTCATGTAACTGTTTAAACTGTTCAATATAATCACTTTTAAGTTCATGATTATACCTTAAATTACTTCCACCATACTGAGATATTTTCTTTTCTTGAATTGCAGGTTTCCATAATAAATCTTCACCAGGAATATTATTCTCAAGATTATAAAAATGCTTTTGCTCATTATGTGTAAGAAAAATTACTTCAGATTTTACACCTTCTTTCCATCCAAAATGATATTTTGCTGCTTGTATATGCTTAAATAATTCTCTGTAATTATCTAACCAATTCATACTTACTATAACAGGACTAAAATTTAAGTGCACATCATAACCCGCATCTTGAAACTTTTTAACAGCATATATTCTATCTCTTATTGGACTTGTGTTAGGTTCAAGAATTTGTCTATACTCTTCAGGCATAAGACTAAATCTTATTCTAATTTTACCTTCTGGATTAAATGTAAGAAAATCTTCATTGACATATTTAGTAGCAAAAGATCCCATAGCTATTGGTTGTGTTACAAAAAAGTCAAATATTCTTCTCCACTCATGATATTTAGCATGTAAAGCAAAATCTTCATTACATGATATATCATATGTAATATATTCATCATGTGTTTGATTTGGTTTTTTTACATCTGCAAACCATGCATGACTATTAATCTCTGTAAGAATGTCTCTATAATTTTTTGCAATAGATAAACCTGTAGGTTTATTTCTTTTCATATAGCAGTAGCTACAGTTATACAAACATCCATGACCAAATGATGGACTTATAAAATCTGTTGATCTTCCAGAAGGTCTAATAATCATAGACTTTCTAGTTACATGTTCAACTAAAGACATCAACTATTTTTTATTTTTTTCAAACATGTTACCTTCATGAATATACAATTCATAGTCAGTTATTCTGATATTATTTTCAATTTTGTATGTACCTTCTTCTACATCAATTAATACATTACCCCAACCACCGTCATTATTCCACCAGTCTTCAATATCATCAAGTAGTTGATCACTACAGAAATCATAAACCATTGATTGATTCTAAATCAACTTTAGCCATAACTTTTTATTATTTAAACTTATAAAATTTACCAAGTATATTACCATTTAAAAATTTATCAGACTCAAGTACTCCTAATACAAATTGATGTTTAGTTTCTTGATATGATAATTCTAATTTACTGTAACATATAATTAGTATATCTCTTTTTATAACTACACCTTCTTTATGTGCCTTTTTCAGTACTTCATTACTACTATAATATCTTTGATAAGTAGCTTTTTTTACTCTTTTATATGTTTTCAGCCTTTTATCTGTTGGCATAGCTTTTTTACTCAGTTTTGTTTTCACATCTGCATAAAAATTCTTTTTACCAATATAACTCACAGATTTTCCATCTATTATTGCAGTCATTTGATAAACAAAACCAACTGCATTTTCAGGAATCATATCTTCAGTAAACACTTTACCCTTATATATCCAACTCATAATCTTAAATTTTATGCATCTCCTTGTGGTATAATATTTATACCTGCAAATTTTGCATTTTTATTCAATGCTTCTAATATTTGTTTTTGATCACTTTCTGTAGCATGCACTTCTAATATCTCTATTAGTGTAGTAATAGTAGCTGCAATGTGTAATGGTGTTACACCTTCAATTGATACTTTTTTAGTAAATTCACTAGGATTATCCTTTTTGAATTTAAACCCAATTTTAATCTCACCTTTCATGTATTGCTTTTTTTAATAGTGGAAATAATTCTTCTTTTACTTTTTGTAATCCGTGTAGTTTAATTGAGTCTGATACATCTTTTTCCATATTAAGTACTATATAAGATAAACCATATCTTTCTTTATACTTTTCCATGGCTATTTTACCTGCATCATCATTATCAAACATTACACATATACTTTTATACTTACTCTTTAATTTATCAATAGTAGTTTCTTTCATGATTGTATTCTCACTATCTGGTGCAATACACTCAACATTTTTAAATCCTAGTTTATTAAAAGCCATTACATCTTTAAGTGATGATGTAATAACCAAATAATCTTTAGTCAATGTTAATTGCTCAGAACCTTGTATATAATTGGCCAACTTTAAAAACTTTTTATTCATGTTTTTAGGTTGATAAATCTTATATAGTGTACCATCATTTTTAAAATAACCATACAAGTTTAACCCTGTAATTGTAATCTCAGATATACTACCATCTGGTTCATTTCTTGTCATCTTATAATACTCCAATGGAGATACATTATATGCTTCAAGCATTTTAGAACCAATATGATAATCACCCCAATACTTTTGATCAAAGTTAGACCAGTGTCTTATAGTATAATCAGTCACTTTATAGTTGTCATAACTTTTAATTTCAGGAGCCTTATATGCTCTATTACCTTCCATGAATAACTTGTATTCACTAATAAGCTTAGATACAGCTTCTCCTCTAGATATATTAAACATACGTTCAATAAGAGATATAGGATCACCCTGTAAACCAGATGAAAAATCTTTATATTTATATTTCATACTGTTAGGGTCAACATAAATACACATTGATGGTGTCTTCTCAGTTTTGAGGAGCCTTTTTCTGACTCCCTTTTAAACTATTGTTAGTCTAAATCAAAGTCAGAAGCTACCTTGTTAGGTACTGCAAAATCATCTTCACCTTCTCCAAATGATTCTACTTTTTTAGCTTCAAGTTTTTTAAGATGTAATGCTTCAGAATATAACAATTGTTTACCTGAATCAACTTTAGCAAAAGCAAATCCATCTTTAGAAGATTTTGGCAAATATAAGTCATAATTTGTATAACCAGATTTACCTTCATATTCTTTACCTGCTACACAGAAATCCATATATTTATCTTTATATGGAGCTGTCTTATTAAATGCATCAATAAAATCTTCAATTGTATCATGTACATTATCTTGCTCATCAAACCAAGCTAACATATCTAATGTAGTACAGATAGATTTTAAGAATACTAAGATAGAGTTATCTCTATAGATTTGTATTCCTGATTTAGTAGTACCATCAGCAAATGCATACTGACCAGCTTTTACTCTACCAATTTGACCTTGATAATGTCCAGCATCTGGATTATCTTTATCAATCATAAAACCTTCAAATCCAGCTATTGGTTCAGTTTCTACATTCAGGATTATTTGTAATGCACCAGGTATGAATTTGAATTCTTCTGCTACTATACTATTTATCTTTAATCTATGATTACCAGGATTAATAGTTTTTGCTAATCCATTACCACCTGTTGCTACGTCTTTAGTTCCTATTGCCATGTTTTCTTATTTTTTATATTATTAATTATTTATAAACTTCATCCCAGTGAGTTACTACCTCACCTTTTTCATTAGTCTCACTAATTACTATCTCTGCATTTCTTAAATGATCAGGTCTTGCACCACAAGTAGTTTCTTCATTAGTCTTGAAACTTAATATTACCTTGTTACCTTTTCTGAACATATAACCAATTGCATCTGCATTTGCACAGATTAAAGATTTAATCTTACCAGTTAAATCTATATTAGCTGCCATTACCATCTCACCTTTATCATCAACTTGTTTGTCTTTGATATGACCAGATAAAATTACATGATCAGCTAACTTATCTACATAATTTAAAACATCAAAGAATGCTTCTCTTACATACAGATAACCAGCACCGTTAGGTAAAGTAATTACATTGTCTCCATCATAATTCTTACCCATTGGAGTAGCTTTATACTTTTTGATAGCTAATGGCATAACCATTTCTTCTAATGCAGTTACTGTATCAATAGTGATAAATTTATAAGGTTTACCAGCATCTTCTACAGCTTTACCAACAGCTAATAACTCTTTAAGACTGTTAGCTTTAACTTTCATTGCATCTACATAATCAGTCCCATTTAATAATATAGCAGCTAGATCTCTTACAGTCAAACTGCTAAGAGGAGCATCTAAATCTGCATCCATTATATCATCAAAATCAGGAAATAATCCATTTACTTCAGCACTTTTAATTTCAGTCTTCTTAGTTTCAGCATTTACTTTTATCAGTTCAGATACAGGAATAAGATATCTTACATGACCTTGTCCATTAGGTTCAGTAGTTTCATATTCCTCATCATAAAATGGATTATATTTCCACATATATAAAGTTCTTGTAGGATCTTCAGATTCAAGAGATATACTAGTAAACTCAGTATATATATCTTGTTCTCTGCATAATTCACTCTTAAAGAATCCCATGTGTAATTCATCTTTACCATAAGGTCTATAAGCGCATTTAGGTATAAATAATGGATTAGAAACTCCTAATGCATTAAATACCTTTTGATGATGTTTCATCAACTCCTCAGTCTTTTCTTTTCTGTTAAAACTACCAGTATTACTGGCCTCTTTTGTTGTTAATCCCATATATTAATTATTTGGTTCCAATTCTCTTTTCTTGTTGTGCAGGTGTATTCATTTCTGATATACTCATCTTTTCAAATTCTGCCTTAAAGAAACTCATTCTGGTATCACCATTTCTACATTTAAGAAAATGTAATACCAACACTCTATCATTCTCTATTATATATCTATCAGGACCATAGAATCTGATCTTTTGTTTTGCTGGTCTATTGATACCTACAACAGTATCAGCATGCTGTAATAATGCATCAGCACCAAATATATCTGATTCTAATACATAATTACCATACTTACCATCTTCTGATCTTTCAGGATTATCAATATTTCTATTTAACTGACTCAATATAATAAATGCAATAGGATATTTTCTCTTAAGCTCAGTGAATGCTTCACCAAGATTATTTAACATTTCATTTTTATCTTTTTCAGTCTGTGCTTTTTTTACAAGTACTGAGTGATCCAGTGATATTAAAGTCTTCTTATATTTTCTGACTCCGTTATCATCTACAGTAGAATAATAAGCCATATACTCATGAATTATCTTCTTTAATTCATCTACAGTACAAGGTTTTTCTACAATATCAATTGGATACTTGACTTTTTCTTTAGCATAATCATAACATTTCTGTAAATCTTCTGGTGATAATACACCATCAGCACTACATAAATACTTATATGACTTACCAATAATACTTGAATACTCTCTGATAGCAGAAGATCTAGCTAACATCTCAAATTGAAACTGTAAAACTCTAAAGTCTTCAGCTGGATTTAAAAGAAATGCTTCTCTTACAATCTGCTCAACTATTAATGTTTTACCACTAGCCGGTCTACCACCAATAACAGTAATAGTATTCCATTCAATTCCATCAGTAGTTGCATCATTAAACTTTGGCCATGGTGTTCTAAGACTCTTAATCTCACCAACCATTCTACCTTTTAAATAATGCAAAGATTCTTGAAAACCTTCTTTCTGACTATTCCATTTAAGATTCTCTTCTTTCTGCTTAAGGGACATATACAATAATTAAATAACTTTTACTTTTACTCTATTAAAACTAGCATGCATAACACTTATTATTACTTCAACTATTATAAAATTAATTATACTAATCTCAATAATAAAAGCATTAGTGACTGCATATCCAAATAGAGTTCCCACTATTGCACAAAGCAATAAGGATAACTTGGATAGTTTACGCATTATACAACTCTTTCTTTAAAATGTGTTTGTGTAGGATCATCAGACCCGTTTAAAAACATATCACAATAATTAGCTAACTCTGAATCATATGTTTTGTCTGAGCTTTGTTTTCTAATAAAATACTGTGATGTTCTCATATACTTATAACCTGTAGCTTCATACTCATCAACATATAGTTTTGTAGCATTCAATACAGTTTCCCAACTATAAGCATGAGAATCAAAAAACCATCTAAAATTATTCTCTAAATTCTTTTTATCTGACCTAGCATACTTACCACTTGGGAGTTTAAATTTAGGAAAAATATCTAGATATGCATCTATATTTTCCATAAAATTATCACCCATAATCTTAGTACTAGTCTTCTTCTTACTACTTTTAAAGAATGAGTCTAATTCTTGTAATAATAATATTGATTTCCCACTTAATGTCATATCAGCTTCTAACCAATCTGTTGATAGTAAGCGTTTTACCTCTAATGCATCATTGATAAAATCATTTGTTTTGATTTTATATTTCATACAATAAAGGATATACAATTGATTTGGAGTTATGTTTTTTTTAATTAACAGATTAAATATTTCATCCATATTACCATTTTATGTCAAAGTTATAACTCTTTTTTGTAAGATCACTCACTTTTTGAAATACATCTTTGCTATCCCACTCTTTTAATTTTGAATAAGCAGCTGATGCAGGATGTGATACAAAGAATTTATAATGATTATCATTAAGATGTACAGCATTCTCTTCTGCTTTTTTACCTAAAAATACATAGATTAATCCTGGATTATATACATTTAAGTAGTCAAACAAATAAGCCATCATTGGTTTCCATATGTCTGAATGTGATCCTGGTTTACCTATTGTACAGGTAAGAGCACTGTTTAACATAAGTATCCCTTGGTTACTCCATCTTTTTAAATCAATATCAGTAGATTCTAACTCACCGTTGTAAACAGTTTTGTTTACTGCATCAAGTATAAATCTAAGACTTGGTAATGCTTTTTTCTCATTGCTACATGAAAATGCAATACCATCAGCTTGATTCACATTAGGATAAGGATCTTGACCCACTATAACTACTTTAAGATCACTATAAGGTGTTTCCTCAAATGCTTTAAACAAATATTTTAATGATGGAGTAAATCTTTTATCTTCTTGTGTATCCTTTATTAAACTAAGTAATATATTGTCAAACTCTGTACTAAATATAAATCCCTTTAGTACTCTTGCCCAACCTGATTCAATTAGTTTACTGTTTAATTTTTCTTTTATATCATTAATATCTATATTTGTTGTCATACTAATTTTTTATATACCAATTATGGCTGTTAAAGTAAAAGAACTAAAAGATGATGCTTTATTAAGTATCCAAGTAAACAAATCTTATTACTTCATGTTGAAGAATACATTGTTTTACTTATTTTCTCAGATTCAATTAGCGGGAGCAGAAGAAACTGAAAAATCACTTGCAAGAATTAAGGAAGCTGATTATTCAAAAATGACTCAAATTGAGCAAGCTTTCTTTACTACCACACTAATGATCTCTGAGATTGAAAGAATATCTATTGAGCAAAATCTTTTTGATGAAAAAGAAGTGCTTGAGCCTTCAGATGAAGGTTATGTTGAACCTACGCTAGATTAATATTATACTCTAGACCAATTTCTATACATGCTTGAATAGCTTGAGATAACTCATCATTTGAACACTCAGCAAATGATTTGCACATCTCAAGCTTTTTTCCTTCATCATTTACCTCAAAACATAATCCAGCATGTTGCTTAATTATCTTTTTCATTTCATCAAAAGTATACCCTGATTCTTTAGCCATCTCTCTAATACAAGCATGTATCTTTGAGATTTGTGCATAAGATCCACCTTTACCATGTATACTTATAAACATATCTACTTCTTCACCCTCTTTTATTGAGTCAATAAAGTTTCTATATGCAATACTCTCCTTTTCTGACTTATATGTCAATTTTCCCTCTTTTTTAACAAACTTTGCACTGAACATAATATTTAAATTTTAAAGGTTTAAACTTATAATGGTATTTTACTCCATTTTTTAAATAAATTAATTATCAGAATAACATCATCAATGTCATTCATTGCAACACCCCATGAGTGTTCATATACTTTCCACCTATTATTATTAATTTCATCACTTGAATTTGATAATAACATTACATCATCATTTATCTCATACTTGTAATAATAGTAATCTGACTGATCACCAGATTCCTCTTTAGGTACAAATACCATCTCAAATCCTGTTTCAATTAGATCTTCTTTTCTCACTTTCTTGTATTTTATCTATTTCACACATCTTTTCTATATGATCTTCAGCTTCCATAGCTGTAGAAAATAATATGATAAAACCGTCACAGTCTTTTTCATATTTCCATAAACTAAAAAATCCATTTTTAGTCTGCACAAAATACCCACCATATGAGTACTGTGACTTTAAAATTCTAAATCTCTTTTTCATATAACTACTGACCAAAGTATTTAATCAAACTCAGGATTCTTATAAAAACCCATTTTTATTTTTTCTGTAACATTTAACTTGTTTAACTTTCTGTGATTATGTTTTTTAATAATCAAACTGTTGTCATCAGGAACTTTTCTTATCAGTCTTGCTTTTCTCATTTTACTTGTTTTATTTGTCACCTTTTTACTAGCCCACTTCATCATCAATACATGTTTATATAGATCCTCCATGACTTTAAATTTTAATTATTTACTTGTATACATCTGATACCCTATTATCAATAATGCTAAAATAACTAATATAAATAATTCAATCATGATTAGTTGAATTATATATTAACAATGTAATCTCATAAATACTTGGTGCACCCACGGTACCAAATTCTTTAAATATCTCTTTCATAATCTCTAAACATAAAATACAATTCTTTCTCACCTAACTCAAATGCCAGGTTCCTAATATTACTCATCTGATATATATCAGTTTTATCTACACTTTCCCATAAATGTAATAATGCTTCTCTATTTGTCATAACCATCCTCTTTTAGTTGCTAAATATCTTGCATGTATATCTGCTGACATATAATCATAATATACATTAACAGTAAACCAGAAGAATAAAAATCTTACTTGTACATAATACTCAAATTCTTCTTCATTACCAAGTACTCTTACTTTTTTGCTGTACTTATATTCTGCCGGGTAACACATCTTGTATATCATTAATTAAATAAACAGATTCAACCCCTTTATTGGTACGGTACAAAGACTCATCTCTAACCTTTCTATCCTTTATAATCACTTTCTTATCTGTTACTCCTAATAAGATATAGGATAACAATACTAATACTACTACTTTCATAACTATTTCTTTTTAGTTGGTATTAAACATAACACACCATCCTCTTCTCTTTTTATTTCCCAATTATAGTTACGATTCAACCAAAAAGATTTATCAGCATATTTACCGCTTAATTTTGGACCAATAAATCCGTAGCCATTAGGGTCTATAAAACCACCAGTAACTTTAGTTACATCAACACTACCATCATCTTGTTTAAGATACTTAGATACAATTGGTAATTGCTCTTTAGTACAAGAGTTAAACATAGTATCAACTTGTGGTTGTGTCAACTCAATATAATCTTCTAATGGATTATTAGCACCATATTTCTCTAAGATTGTTTTCCAATTTGAACAAGCAACTGAATGTATTTCTTTAAGTCCTTGTCTTGATAATCTTTGTGTTTCCATAGCTTTTTCTTCTTGTTTTTCTTTAATAATCTCAGCCCATTTACCAAAATAACAAATAAACTGACCTGTTTCAAAATTACTACCTATGTTAGCTAATACACAATCCCTAAAATTACCTTCACCTAACCAATACTGTGTTTGTTTATCATTTGCTTCACCTACTGTAAAAACTTTTGAACCATATTCAGGAGATATATATCTAGTACCTACTGGATAATGTTTTCTAGCATAAGCTAATCTACCTTCATTAGTAGTCATGTCAAATTCATCTTCTGGTAACTCAATTATTTCAGCATTAGCCATTTGTACATCATGGTATGAATAATTTTCAAATTTCCCATTAATAACACCGTAATAAATCCAAGTGAGCTTGTCAGATTCACAATGACCACCTGTTTTAACACCTGTATCAACACCTTTTGATTTCCAATACTCTATTATCTTTTTACCATGTTCTGGTGTAAGACATTTAATTACTTGGTTTTTCATACTAATCTGTTTGCAATTGATTTAATAATCTCTTCTTCTTCTGTAGTTAATTGTATTGCACTATTACTAATCTTAAGTAATGTTTTTACTATATTTTCATGATCTAATCCATACTGACTAGTATATCTCTCTGTTAACCAATTTATTACTTCATCTAATTCATAGTTAGTACAACCTTCTAAAAAGTCATCTACATCAATATCTACATCTACTTTTATATTTACACTTACATCTGCCATAACTATTTCTTTTTAGATTACCCACTTATCAATATTTATCATATCTCCTACCAGCAAACCCATTGCAATAAGAGTCTGTGATTTTTTTTCCAAGATTACTCATTGTTCACACTATTTCTTTTTAAATTGTTCAAACCAATCATACAAATTATCATAAGACTCTGTTTGTTGTAGTCTAAGTAATAATTGTAAAACTTCAGTTTCATTATAACTCCTTTCAGCTTGATATTGAGCACCAGCTATAAAATCTTGTTTAGCTGATTCTGCTAATTCATTTGCTTTTACTTGGTCAGAAAATGTATTTGTTTTAACTCTCCAACCGTAATTTTTAGCAGCTTCTTCTAATTCCTTATCCATATTATTTCTTTTTAATCTGTTTAAACCATTTATTAAACATACCTATAAGAATATTGTTTCTACCCATAGCATAAGCATCTTTAGCTATTTGCTCCACTTCTTTCTCACTATAACTTATTAATTTTTTATCATTTTTCTCTACAATCACAACCCCTTCTTGAATTGATACTTTAGTATTTTCAACATCCAATATATGAATTGGCATATTTTTAGCCATGTAATCACCACCTGCTATAAAAGATTTTACATCATCATTTTCACTCCAACCTTGAGAATATTTTTCAGCAGCTTCTTCTAGTGCTTTTTTCATACTATTTCTTTTTAAAGTTTAATTCTTTCAAATTTATCATTACTACGTAAGTCAAGACCATTTACAAAAATATTAGCATCATTAATTGTATTGAAATTTTTCTTCAGGTGATCACCATTTTTAAACCTGATCTCAATTGATGGCATGCTGTATACTCTCTTTTCATCCCAATTTATAGTTAGCGGTGAAGTATTTAAATAGTCATTTGATACTAGTCCACCGACGTTTCCATACACTTCATATTCACCATACTCATAAAACCCTTCAGGATAACTACTATGAGATTTAATCAAACCAAAGAATATTCTTTTTTCTGGTATAGCAGGTAACCATTTATACTTGGATTGTTCTTGTCCATGTATTATTTTAATTGCTGTAATATCATTTACGTTTATTAATATATCCATATCTATTTATTTTTAAATTCTTCACTAGCCATCTGAGCCATTACTATATGTAATGTAACATCATTATTACATTCTTCACATCTATAATTACCTCTTGATTTTACATACCAATCTGCATTACAGCATACAGTTTTAATGTTACTGTTCTCCACTTTCTTCTTGTCTTTCCTCATCTTGTCTTTTTTTAGCTATATAGTCTGATAAATTGATATCTTCTGGGATATCATCTACATGTCCATACTGATTAATCATATCAATATAGATCTCCTTTACTCTTCCCATAATTTTAATACTGATTTAATTAATTGCTTTGCACCAAAACTAGGTTTATCAATTTTTTTAAATTTTAAATACCTGTTAAAGATTTCAAGCTCATGATGTGTTAATGATATTGATATAGTAGCTGCTTTAGTATTATATTCCCGCTTTTTTATATCAAAATTATCAAAATCACATGGATACTTTTGAATTAACTCATTTACATTTTTCAAAAACAGTTTATCTTTTACTTTATACAGATCATATGCCTTTCTTTTTGCATAATTAACTGTACTCCTTGAAACTAAATTGGTATAAGTAAAGATTTCTTCCTCAGTTACTTTAAATGTATAGTATAGAACAGCCATTAAATAATTTCTTCTATCTACTATATGAGGTACTCTTGTTTTTGGTTTATTGGTAATTTTTAATAATTCATCAAGTATGTCTTCTTTGGTATAAGTTATCATACTAATTCTAATTCTTCTTCTACTACTTCTACAGCCATATCTTTCTGATCTACCATATCTTCTGGTAAAAATCTCTTAGCATCATAAAACTCATAAGGAAAACATCCCTCTAAGTTCACCTCCTCAAGATCAAATCCAAGTGTATTGGCTTGTATACCCATTTTTACAACTCTTACTACTGTGTAAGCTTTTCCTTTTTTAACCCATTGATTTTCAGGTATTTTCAATGGCCGATTGCTGTCATTAATGCACACTACTCTCACTTAATTCTACTTTTAAATCATACATTTCTAATTTGACCAATAAGTCATACATGTCATCAAATGACCCTGACTTAATATCATATGATTCTCTTCCATCAGCTAAGACTGCACATTGTTCAGCTTGTTCAGGAGTATGATCACAAAATTTTATAAGACAAGCAATAACATAAAGAAAATCATGTTTGTTGTCATTATATAGCGTTAATTTATGTGTCTTTTCCAATACCATAGTGTTTATAATTTAATTTACACATTTTCTGGTTTAGTTCCAATTATTATTGTCTCACCAAGTCTATTCATGGAGTCAACTATATCAACATAACCTTTACCATACGGATCTATATAGTTCTTATATGACTTAAAATAACCTTTATTAACCAAATCTTCAATATTACTAATTAATACTTGCATTCTAGCTCTATTAGCATCTGCTAATTGGTTTAAATCCCACATTGCAGATTCTATTTTAGCTAAAAATAAGTTTAAACTTGTATTAAATTCATCTTTAATAAAGATTTTATTATTATAGTCATCAAATAAGTTTATCAAATCCATTAAAGCATTAACATCTGTTTTACCAAATACATTCATAGGTTCTCTGATATAATCTTCAGACCACTCATGCCATTTGTTAACATCTACTTTCATGCTGTATTTAAACTTTTTACTCTTTTTCATTTCATCAATATCATACAGAGCACTTGATATTTTCACAACTGCTCTGATGAATTTGATATTGTCTGGATCATATGCTGCCATACTATTTTATATTATCTAGTGGATAACTATTTAAGATTGAATCTTTGTCTACAAATACATTATGACCAGTACTTGGGTCTCCAGCACCATCAGTATCTATAAAATCAAAATCCCTTGAATCTCCAAAATATGTCTCAAATGATTCATGTTTCCATGTTGCTTTCTCACTTGTCGCTTTCAATGCAGCTTCTACATGCATTTTAGCAAATTCAATCATTGCTTTATGAGTAGTCCAACCTTTACTTGGATTTGATTGACATTCTCTTAAAAACTCTATAGCTGTTGATATTTTTTCCATACTATATATCTATATGAATTAAAAAACTAATTTTTCTTGATAATGTAGGGTATGTTTCACGTAACCATGCTGTTAAATCATCATCTGATTCTTTACCTTTTCCTGCCATGTGACACTCAATGTATGTATGTACTTTTACATTCTTAAACAATGAGTTTTTTCTTAGTTCTACAGGGATATCTGATAAAGGTATCACTGCTTTTGTAATTGTTTTCATTTTATTTCTTTTTAAGTATTAAACAACCATTTGAATATTTTTCATCAGGATTAAATGTAACCTCTATTTCTGTTGGTTGTTGAATCCATCTTAATGTATCAAGAAAATCCTTATCAGGATCATCAATTGCACATCCATCTGCATCTGTATTATTCATACCATCATCATAAGCTTGTCTCATATCTTCAACAGTAAACAACTTATCTTTATTAAGTTCCATTGCTTTATTGAATCCTTCTTTAAAACCTATATGTAAACCTTCCTCATATTCTTTCAATGATGGATTAGTTTCAGTAAAAGTTTCATTAGCCAATCTCTCAACATCAACAACTCCAAATATCTCATCACAGTTTTGTTTTGATAGTTTACCAAATGGATTTTTAGCTGATGAAGCTATCTTAGAACCATCATTACCATATAAATCATATCTATCTTGTCTTTTTACTAGTTCCATTCTACTGCTGTTTTATTTTCTATATTCTCCTTTTTTATAGACTACAAAGCAGTCTGATTTCCTATTCTCTCTTGTATATACTACAATACCATCAGTCCATTCAGTTATCCAGCAATAGTTTTTACCATCATTAGATATTTTACCCTGCTCAATTACTTGTTTTACTTTAGTAAGTGCAAGAGCAGGGTCAATATCATTTCTTATGTCAATGTGGATTTTCATAGCTTTTCTATTTCAGATTTAACTTCTTGCCAATATTTTATTACATCTTGAAAATGTACATATCCATCTTTAGGCGAGTTTAATATCTCATCAACTGCAATTAAAGCACATTGTTTAGCTTTATAAGTATTAAGACCTGACCCTTCATAATCTAAAACATTTAATTTGAAGTTATTTACCAACTCTTTTGCTTTTTCTTCTGCACTCATAGCTTAATATTAAAATCTTTCCACTCTATTTTATCCTGATCAAAACCAGATAATGCTTCAGTTACCCATTTCTCATCTATAGTATCCATGTAACATAGAATGTGAATAGTAGCTGTTTCATCAACAGATAATCTCAAACATCTTCCAATTCTTTGACTGGCCTTGCGCTCATTACCGTAAGCATGTAGTATAATACATTGTTTAAGATTAGGAATATTGATACCCTCACTTAATTGTAATACACATGATAGCTTAGTAATATCACCTGACTTAAACATATTAAGATTATCATTAGACTCAGGATTATTACTATGATAACTATAGTTGCATAATAAATCAGCTTGCTCTTGAGTATTTGCAAATATAATACACTTAGATTTAATTGAGTTACTCAATATCTTAGCATATCTTTCTTTGCTTGGAAATGCCATCATAGCTTTCATCCTCATTACTCTGCTTATCTGCTGCTCTTTTCCCGGTCTAGAATTCTCTATCCTACTGCACCAATAATTATAATTAGCTAATTCAGTAGTAAAGAATGATTTAAACTTACTACCAGCTTTAACATTCTTATTAGTATTATCTAGCTTAAGTTGATGTACTATGATTTTATAATTGTTTAAAATATTATCATTAATAGCATCATCAGTTAAGTATTCATATACTATAGGATAGAACTCTTGCATCATTTCTCCTTTCTCACTATGTACCATTTTAGGAGGAGTACCGGTAAGACCTAATATCTTACCGTCATACTCATCTAAAAATTCTCTATGTGACGGGAGCAATGAATGAGCTTCATCAAAATATATCATATCAAACTCTCTTGGATCTAGTTTATTTAAACTTAAATAAGTAGTGAATTGAACATTATCCATCAAGTGAGACTTTTTAAACTTAATAGCTTCTGTTCTCCATGATGTAAAAATACTAATCTTAGGAGCAACAATAAGCACATTCATCAATGGAGTAATATTCTTCTCCATATGCATTAGACCAACTAAAGTTTTACCTACACCAGTTGCTAATGATAATCCACATTTTCTTTTCTTATCTGTAGCATTAAGTGCTGCGATTTGTATTTCTTCTCTTGTCATCTTTTTATTAGTGTTACATTTTTAGTACCCTTACATCTTGGATAATTTCTACATCCAAAAAATACTTCATTTGTTTTACCATTTACTCTACGTACCATAGGTGAATCACACCTTGGACATTTAAAAGTAATGCCTGATAATACAACTTTTTCCTCTTCAGTTAATTTTTTATCTAAATTCTCAAGTCTTGCTTCATCATTCTTAATCTCTGATAAGTGTAACTGTTCAAATTTAGATTTAATATCTGGTTCTCTTAACAATATTCTACAATGAGGACAAGTAACAAATTTAGCTACTGTAACCTCAATAACATGTGGATGATTGCAATCAATACCTTTAGCATGTCTTAATGTTTTCATATCAGTTTATTTTAACCATATACTTCAGGTCCTTTACCATTTACTTGATATTCAGGAAAATCTGGATTATATGTATAATTTTTTACTAAAATTTCATCATATCCTTTTTCACTGTGTTTATCTATATAATGTTCAGCTTCCTCATCAGTAAAATACCTTACTTTTTTAGTTTTTTTATCAGTGATATAATAATGTGGACTATCACAAAATTTAGAATGTGCTACAAGTACACATGGTCTTTTAGTTATACTATTTATATTCATAATTATTATATTTTATTTTAACCACCCCATTATCCTAGCTTCTGCTGGAAAATTGTGAATATAATCATGGCAGTTGCGACATACAACTAACCAGGTACTTTGAACTAAGTAGAATGCATCTCTATTAGATCCTGCAAATGTATGGTGAATATCTGTACCCATATTAGTACAGCCACCAACTTTTACTTGACATAATGGTTGCTTTTCCATGTGTTTAGCTCTTAGTTGCATATATTCAGCATCAAGTTTTTTTCTTTTTGCTGATACTTGAGGTATAATCTTATGATCTGGATCTTTAGATTGTATCTTACCCCAACAGTTCTTGCAATATTTATTGCCCTCAAAGTTTTTCCAAATATACTGCTCAGAATCACACCCTGAGCAGTACTTTTTTTTCTTTTCCATTAAGCTTTTCTTAGTCTTGGTAAAGCATTCATATCTCTTTTCAAGTTATGAAAGTTTTTAGGCAATATGCCTTCAGCTATAAAGATACCAACTATTTGGTCTTTTGTAATACCTAAATCTTTAAAAGTTAATGTATTTTTAAACTCAGGATCTGTCTCTTCAGTCTCTACAAAGAATTGTGTAAGAGGACTTTCAGGAAACAATGTCTTGAATATAAAATTACTATAAGCATTAGTTAACTTTTGCTTATACAGATTAATAATACTTTGACCTTTCATATATACTTTACTTACTCTTTGTTTCTTTTTACTACACATAGTAGCTAATTCTTGTTGAGTAAATGCATTTAAGCCGTGTAAAGCACGTTTATACAAATGGTTTTGATAATCATTATAATTATCTTTTTCATACTCCATATAGGTATTACCTCTATATAGTTGGTAAGACTCTAACTTGCCTTTATACTCTAATTTTTTTTCTTGTAACTCCATGACCATTAGTTTTTACAATTAATAAAAAAAGGGATAGCTGTTACACTATCCCTATATACATATTGATTTTTTACTGCTTAAATATTGAATTCAGATGCATCAGGACTAAGTGCTGATTGTTTTGATTCAGTATTAAAAGCTGCTTTAATTTGTTCTACATTATCATGTTTGATAAATATATCTTCTGCATTTGTTGATAATGAATATACAGTTTTTCTGTATATTGGTAATCCCTCAATTGTACAAATAATTCCTGTATTACCTGCATGTTTTATATCTCTTGCAGGATTTTTAGAATTAAATGGGTTAATTGATTCTACAACTACAATTTTACCTGGTAATTCTTGACCTGCAAAGTATCCCTCTGCTTGTAAATCTACCAAATTACCTTGTATTAATGCACTAACACTTTTTCTTCTTAAGAAATTGTTATCATCAATTGTAGTTTTGATTTGTTCTACTCTAACATATCCATACTCAGGATTGTTTACTGATTGTTGAATTACATTACCTAATGAATCTCCAACTACTTTTACTTTTGCGCTCATGACAATTGTTTTTTAAGGTTAACACTATTTTATTTTTGATTTGATTGTTGAGTATAATTTTTGCTATTCCTTGGTCTACTCTCCCAAGTTAAGTTTTAAATATCCAAACTGTCTAACATGTCTATATCATCTTGAGATAAATCCTCAAGTGATATCTCTTTTATTTCTTCATCATCATCTACATGAAATGAGAAATCATATTCTTTTTCTTTTTCTGTGGAATTTTCATCTAGTGCAGAACTAGTAAAGGGATTGTGAATTGCATCACCTGCATTTGAACATAATAAGTACTGAATTTCTATATCACTCATAGATAAGTATTGATCTACAGTAATATTTATTACACGGCCATTTGGTAATTGATACAGCATTATTTTTTTAATCTGCCTAAAGTTAAGGCTTATATATAAAATAACTACAATTTAAATCATAAAACCGTCATTATATGGCTAAATAATAACGGGAAGCATATAATACTCCCCGATTTATTATTTTTCTGGTCATGTAGTATACTCAGATACTATCTTTAATGTCTTTCCTTATCTTCTTCTAACCATATGAATTCATCATAATCTAATCCAGTTGATACAATATCTATCTTACCAACCTCATTATATGTAGGAAATTCAATCTTAATTGGTGAATAATCTATATAAGCTCCTAATCCTGTTACTCTACAAGATATAAAACCTTTTAAATCTAGGTCTGTATCTTTTGTAGTATCTCTATTAGTGAACCATTGACCTTGAATTTTAAATAAACCCATCTGACCAATTTTTGGTTTAGGAGGTAATTTTTCACCTAACAATAATCTACCAAGTAATCTTTTAGCTTTGTCACTATGATTAAACATATCTTTAATCAGATCTCTTATCTCACCATGTTCAATGAATGAATCTAATGAATTAATTAAGAATTCTTCATCAACTGTAATTGATATACTGCTCATTTTGAGTTCTTTATAGATCTTAACCTAAAGAATAACTCCCAGTCAAAGTGGTCAAAGACCTCAATATCAAGGGTATTATTCACACATATTTCTTCCACATTACCATAAATAGGTGGCATAACTGATCTAATTACACCACCATTTAGGATTTTCCCATCTACCTCAAGTTGACAAGCTTTATCAAAGCCTATCACTGACTTAATTACCTCAGCATTCATCACTTTGACAATAAATCAAACAACTTTAATAATGAACTGCTTCTATCATTATCTCTTTCATGTAATCTACCAAGTAATAAAGTAGCATAAGCTACCTCATTCTCATGTTTACACTCTCTAAATACTAAATCAATTGACTGAGATAGTTTTTCTAATTTTATAGCTTCTCTGCACAATGAAGCTAAGTGATCTCTTCTTTCTGTTGTTATACCTAATACAACAGATAGATCTTGAGAGTTATCATCTATTATTAATAGTTTAAACTCTTTTTTAGTGCTATAATTCTTTTTTCTGAATAATTTAAACATGACCAAATGTTTTTATTTGTTAATACTCCTTTTTTCTATTTCAATCACTACAATTGCTACCAGTATTATTACTGCAATAGCTGACGTTATTACAATCAGTGTCTCCATTTTTTCTTATTTTTCTAATGCTATTTCAAGACACATTATTGCATATTGTATCTCATTTTTAATATACTCTTTCACATCTAATGATGCGTTTAACCCGTCTACATCATTTAGACTCTCCTTTAGACTTTTCAGTTCCTCTACCATCTTTCTCTTTATTATACTTATTTAACCTTTCCATGATTTTCTGGTTCATGGTTTGACCATTTTGTTTTTCTTTTTCTTTACTCATTTCTGTGTATTTAGTGGTTCTAGCTGGAATTGAACCAGCCTTGTTAATTACCTGCGCAGACACTTCTCAACCCTTAATCTAGAATAAAAGGGGCAGTAATTCCTTACCATCATTAACCCACTCAATAATAAGTTAATTAATCTTATTACCTATAGAACCATGTTGCTGTCTATTCCAGCTGTCACCAACTTTGTCTTTCAATGTTTCGGGGTTGGCACCTTCAGCAGTCAGGACAGGACTCGAACCTGTATATGTTAATCTCTCATGATTTTTAACCGGTATTATTATCATCCATGCCGTTTCCGGAGCGTCTACCAGTTCCGCCACCTGACTATAAAAAATGTATTGCTTGCCGGAATCCTATGTTTAATACAACAATCACTGGAAAAATTTACAAGTATCTCAGACCTTATTCTTATTGAATCAATACACTTTTATTATTTATCTTGAATATCAATATATCCAACAATACAACCTAATCCTGTTAATGCAGCTCCTGTATATATTATCTCAGATTTACCTACAGGTTCCCAGTTGCATTTTACTGCTTTGATAATACATTTAATTTCTCCTACTAAACTAAATACTACCATTACAACACCAATAAGTGCTACTCCTATACTCTCTTTCATATTGTATAATCATTAGTTAATTTACACACCGGTACAGTAACATAACCTGTACTTAATTCTCTATGTTTTGGAAGTATTACACCTGCATTTAACAATGCATCATATACTCCTTCATTCTCAGAGTAGTCTTTTATAGCTATTTCATCTGAGTCAAGACCATCAATGTTAGTTGTAGCTATTGCAACAGGCATTCCGTCTTCTAAATCAAGTAATCTTACTGCTGGATTACCTGTACCATATTTTTGTATCATTACCTCACACTTAAAACCCGCAAACTCTACCATTATCTTCAGTTATTATAATTTGACTTCTATTTATATTATTTTCATAGATAATAAGCTCAATAGCTTTACTTAATTCTCCTACTGTATCAGCATCTATAGTTTCTGTAGTAGGTATTTTCCTTTTACCTACTACATATGTTATTTTAAATCTCATCTTCTTGAAGCATAATATCTGTTAGCTTTACGCATCTGTTTTGCATTATACTTTTGTGCTTTAGCGTAATTGCACCCACTACTATGTGAGGTAGCACAACTAGTAGCTACCATCACAATTATTATCATTATCAGTTTCATATTTTTCTTTTTTAGGTTTAATAAAATATACCAAAAGGATTCTCTTCCTCTGGACCTAGATTATCAGTTGAATACAATAATCTTTTAAATTCTTCTACCTGCAATTGATATTGCTCATACTCTTCTTCAGTCATGTCTTTTCAGTTTTAATTTCAGTAAATAAATAAGTTTCTTATACCACTTTGATACAAGAAACTTTTTGTGCTAATTCTAATCTATCACCTGATAGACCGTTTTTCAATTCATCTAGAGTTATATTAATCCAAGTAATATTGATATACTCCATACCATCATATTCACGTATGTCATACTCACAACCATCAGGTATTTCTTCTAATACTAACTCAGCATGAATACCTGATACAAACTCACTACCTTTCTCCTCAAATATTTCTATAAGAGTTTCATCAGTTCTACTGATATAGTGATTTATATTATGTGATTCACCATCTATGTATACAATTAAAGTATATCTATCATCATAGATATCATAC